CTGAAACCGCTGGCACTGGTGCCGATGACATTCCGCTCAACCTGACTGCTGCTGGCACAGGCACCGTCAAGATCAACTCGGTGGCTGAAATCGCCGTTAGCAGCACTGTTGCAGGACTCCCAGCTACACCAGCGGTTGGGATGATCACCCGTGTCACCGATGGTGACTCAGGGCTCACCTTCGGCAACACTGTTGTCAATTCGGGAGCAGGTGCCACTCCGTATCTGGTTTGGTACAACGGCACCAACTGGACCATTCTCGGATCTTAATCACCATGAACACCCTAACCGTCACTCTGACCGACACCCGCCTCATTGATGGTTGGGTTGCTGCTGCTAACTCCAATGGATACGCGCCAGAAGAATTAGCACTCGAATTTCTGCAACAGCAGGGCAAAAGTTACGCTGATCTGAACAAAATCGGCATCATCACCAGCGCTGCATTCATCTCCCGATTTACGCCTGCTGAATATGGCGCGATTCTGGCCGCCGCCGAACCTGATCCCGATGCAGCAGAGGATGCCGCTGCGATTTCCAGCCAGGTGCAGCAACTACTCAATGAATTGTTCAATGAGCCTACGGTCACCCTGGACGATGCACGGTTAATGCCTGGCCTGCAGTTGCTGGTCAGCGCTGGGTTGCTTGATGCTGAACGCCCGGCTGAAATCCTGAGCTACGACCGACCCGAGCCAGTGAGAACAGTGATTGAGGGAGTTGATTATATCCGAGCCCGTGACGAGGAGGGCAGATTCGTGGCGGATGACCCTGCAACGCCTGATGTGAATGAGGCATGGGTGGAGGTGCCTTCATGACAATGATTTGGCGGCCTGGATACACATGGAACGAAACCATCTGGAACCCCAGCATGATCGACACAGCGCTGTGGCTGGATGCTGCAGATGCGAGCACTATCACCGAGAGCGGTGGGGCGGTGAGTCAGTGGGATGACAAGAGTGGGAATGGCAGAGACGCGATTCAGTTGGTAGCAGCTTCGCAACCTAATTATTCGGCAACAGGCCTCAATTCGTTGCCAGCAATTGACTTTGATGGGACAAACGATGAGCTTGCGCTGTCAACTGTCGCAGGTTTGAATTCTGTAAGTCAGAGTCTTTTTATCGTTGCTAAACGTGACAACTCGGCAGGAAGAACTGAAATTCCGCTCAGTGTAGGCAATGTTTCATCTGGCGATGGAATCGCAGACATACCACGCTGGTCCGATAACATTATGTACAGCCAAGTAGGGCGTGTGAACAATCGGCCTACGCCAGCCAGCGTAATCACAGATTCTCCTTATATTAATGCAGTAACGGGCGGCCTGATCCAAAATTCTTACACGAACGGCTTACTCATAGGGACTGGCACTACACAAAACCAGTCAGATTTTTCGATAGCATATGGCGGATATGTCGGAAGCGGTCGAGCGGTGTCAACCAGCCTTAGGTTCTTTGATGGCAAAATCTCGGAGATTGTTCTTGTCCCCTCTGTTGCAACTCTTGATCTTCGCCAACGCATCGAAGGCTACCTAGCCCACAAGTGGGGCCTCACCGCCAACCTCCCCGCTGATCATCCGTATAAGCTAGTGGGGCCGACACCATGACCATTTACGTTCCTGGGAATCTGATATTCCGTAAAAATTACATCGGCACTGATGATCCAGACGCTGCTGTTTATATCGCTGCAGTGGAAGCTGCTGATGGTGAAGCGCTGGAGACCGGTGTGAAAGTTGCCATCCATTCTTTTGTGAAGGGCTGCAAGAATGATGGTATCTGGGATGCTATTAAAGCGTGTTGCATCTTGGCTGGCGCTCGCACGCTGGCTGGTGCGCTGGTGCCGCTGGTGGGCACTGCGCCGACGAACTATAACTTCGTGGCGGGCGATTACGACAGGGGGACGGGGCTAGTGGGGGATGGGAGTACGAAGTACTTGGATAGCAATAGGAATAACAATGCCGATCCGCAAAACAGTGTGCATCAATGTTGTTTTATTTCAACAGCACCTACAACGGGCACAGCAAGGATTTACATGGGTGCCGGCGTTGTAAATGCAGGGACGACGCACCTAGTAAGAACTACGCCTGGCAGTTTTAGCAGCAGAAACCGCAACTCCGCTGAAAATGTCTCAGTAAGCGCACCAGTTACTGGCGTTGCAGGGCATTCAAGATCAAGCTCGACGTCGTATATTGTTCGCGCAAACTCTACAAATTACACCGAAAGCAGAACATCAGAAACACCGTTTAACGGAAACGTTTTTGTTTTTGCAACCAATCCAGCGTCTTTTTATTCCGACGCCCGCCTTGCCTTCTACAGCATCGGTGAAGCTCTCGACCTCGTCCTGCTCGATGCCCGCGTCACCACGCTGATCAACGCCATCGGAGCGGCGATTCCATGACGACCTATATACAGGATTTAAAGGAGGCACTGCAATGAGTTGGATTATTACGGGGAAGCAGAAGAACAAGGGGTTGCTAGATGCGTACCCTGGCGCTGCTGCTGCATACAGCCTGCGGCAACTGCGCACTGGTGTGACGAATGTTGTGCGCGTCCGCCGTGATAACGACGACGCAGAGGATGACTTCACCGCAACAGAGGTGAGTGATGGCACCCTGGCAGCGTGGGTTGGTGCTGGGAACAACGGCTTTGTGCGGACGTGGTATGACCAGAGTGGCAATGGCAATGATGCAGAACAAGCCACAACAGCCGCTCAACCTGCCATCGTTCTATCTGGATCCTTGATTACGCAAGGATCAAATCCAGCAATCTCTACTGGCGCTGTTACAGATAGCTTCTTTGAGGTTCCTGGTAGAATCTCCGCAAGCAATTACACTGCTTCGATATTTATAGCAGCTAAAAGTAATGTTGCAACTTATACATCTGGGGCAGGTTCGGCTAGGCTTGCTAATACTGCATTCGATGGAACTGATAATCGGTTCTACTTTGGCACAAACAGACTTGCATCGTCGCAATCAATCCTTTCCGGTAATTACGATAATAATTTTTATCTATACTCATCTGCTGCAACTTTTGGGACGAGCCCATTTGTGTTCTCCTCCACCGCAACAGCAACTTTTGCCCTTGCTCATTTCAATTCTCAGCGATGCTTTTCTGGTTCGATATCGCCTTCAAATACAGGCATAACCAAACAAAATATTTTTATTGGGGGCTCAGGCAGCAACTATTGGAACGGCCTGTATCAGGAATTTATCTTATATCAATCTGATCAATCCAGCAACCGCGCCGGCATCGAAGCCAACATCAACGCGCATTACAGCATCTATCCATGACCAGCATTCGTGAGCAGATCCTCGCAGCACCAGTGGCGTTAAAATAGTTGAAAGCACAGTATAGGGTGTAACCCATTACTGTTATGTCTAATGCCAACCACTCGTTCACAAAAGCCCAAATCTCTGCATGGCACGAATGGGCCAGTAGACACTCCTCCACTCCTGGAGGAAGTAATAACCGAAGAGTCAATACCAATCTTGTCGAAGGAAGAAGAACAACAAGCCCCGGAACCGGCTGCAGTAGTTGTAGAAGACTCAGGTGAGATAGATACGGCCAATACTCTGTCCGCTGAGGATAAAAAGCTAGCCGATAAAATGACTAGAGAAATCGCTAAGTACCTTGGCCTTAGCGGTAAATCTCGTTCTGTAAAACTATAAGAGTTGTGTTTAATACCGAGCATGAAAAAGAGATTCTAGCCGACTCACTGAAACGCTCAGGAGATACGGAAAGCGTCATCTATTGCCTAGAATCAGTAGCTAATGACCACACTCCCTTCGCTCTTTATATTGCTACTGAAGACCGGAGCAATTGTACATGGATTTTTGACTCTGACACCGTGTACGAAATGATCGGGGGAGAAGATATTCATGAAAAAACCTTTCGTTCTCTCTTTACTAGCGAAATTGAAAGAAGTGAAGGGATAATTTTTTACATTCTTAGGAAAATAGGACCTTTAATTTCTATAAAGGTGTCAGAAAAAACAATACTTGACGTTATAGACTATCTATCTTAGCCCCTATACGGATATAATCCAGTGTCACGGTAATTTCCTGGGCAGACCCGCTTTTATTGACTACTTTAGCGTAGACATTAGGGCTTGGGACTGCGTCGTTATTCCACCCCACAATCCCAGGAGAAATTCTTTTTGTCTCTTCTCCAGAAGTAATTATTTCAGCAATAACTCCTGAGTTCTCTGCTATTTCAGTACCTTCTGCTCTGCTAGAGTCCGCAGTCCTTGCCTCTATGTCGGTATATAGAATAACCCTAGCAGCGTGACTCGTCTTTACTTTGAATAGCAGATACTCTCTGGCAACATTAATAGATATATTATTGCTGCCACCATCATTTATTTCAGAAGTAGTCCCTGAGGCAGTAGATCTTAAGGGGAGACTCAAATCAGGCCCCTTAGAGGCCCTGGTAATTCTGCCCTTACCATCCACCGTTATCTCCGCATTGGAATATGTTCCTTCAACAACCCCGGTATCGGTTAACTTATCTCCTTTAATAACACCATCGTTTATAGACCAGGATCCACCACCATCAGATACTGTAATATCCCCTCGGTCGCCATCGGGTAGAGTAACCTCTATATCTACCAGGTTATCTAGCCTGTTCCGAAACAACTCAACATCACTCTCTAAGCTTTCAAACGCCCCTTCTAGATTAGTAAATGACTCAGCGACCGATTCGCTCAGAGCTCCTTGAGCTGATGCAACGGCAGTGGAGAATATCTTTAGATCGCGAATTTTTGCATACGTTCTATCCGCTGAGCGAACGTTCAATATTCCGGTTTCCGTTGTTGGATCTATACATTCGGCTAGACTCGACCCTAATCTTAAGCCACTTTTAACTCCTCTACCGTCTTCAACGAAAAGAGAGACCCCTTCTACAAATCCATCCTGAGCTAACACCTCACCAGTGCTAGAAAGTTCCTGACGGGCTATATTTAATAGGCCGCCTGCATAATCTTCTATGAACCTGGTTCTTAAATCCGCCACTTCAGACTAATAATCTTCATTCTACCTTGCTTTCAACGAAAAACGCATAGAGTTGAGGAGGAATTATATCGGGTGGCGGGTTGTTATCCCATCTAACAATCCAGTTGTTAACAACAAGCATTCGAATTTTACTAGCAATTCTGGGATTACCCCAGTCTATTAAGTTACCTCTTAGGTCAATTTCCGTATTATATTGTTTTCTAAAAGCTCCGATCCCAGAGTTATTAGCACTGGCACAGTGAACGGGAGTAAAATCGCGTAAGAGTTGTTCCATAACCTCTGAGTTCATAGAACAATTATTCACATTGAGATATTTTATACCCCTGTTAATCCCTAGAGCTATGTGTTTAAGTCCACGACAATTAGAGATGTCAAGGCGTTCTAATCCCGGAGCTTCATGGATGTATAAGTGCTCCAGGGACACGTTACCCTCAAGATTCAGAGTTTTTAACTCTAATCTGGGAGTGTTTATGTTTACATAGACAAGACTATTACGCTGAAGATTCATGGTAACAATCTTAGGGTCAACTATAAGGCTACTCTCCTTACTAATCCAGTGATCGTCCCAAGTGACCAGAGACTGATTTGTCAACTTAAACTCTTCAATAGGCTGGACCTTATCACTATCATATTGCTCTAAGGAGATTTCTACTGAATCGGTCAATTGTTTTTTAATTGTAGCCCGATATATAGTGCTACAACGGGTACCATTAAAGTATTCTGCCCCCTGTCCAAACTCTAACAACCGGGCATTGTTTTCAGTTTTGCAGTACGATAAAAGAGTTCTTTTCATTTCCTTAACCTTCCACCGTGAAGAGTGCTGGGACAGAATTCTAGCCAGTACTTACCCTCATAGGGAGGGTCAAACCTCTTGCATTTTAACATAGAGATACAGGCTCCGTATTCCATCGGATCTTTTATGCTAGCACAGAGCATCTCATTTTCTTTCAACAGGTTCGATCTGCTCGCTTCGCTTAAACCGCTAGAGCTGAAATACCTCTGAGGATCGGAATCTCTTATTTTATTAAATATCACATTTCTAGACAGAGCTGATCCCAAAGGTCTATCTACGGGGACGCTCCCGGGGGAGAAGATAGGTGTCTCATTTCCGTATCCAGTTTCTGGAAATAACGACTTATTAAAACTCTTACTGCACAAAGAATCGGTGTCGTAACCCAACTCCTCACACTGGGTCCCTCCAAAGCGTCTGCAGGATTCCACAGGATCGAAATTAGACCGGGGACTATTATCTCCGCCCTGTGTGACTCTATATGTAGTGGTATAATCAGAAAATACACTACTAGCTGTGTTACTAAAATTGACTGGTTCTGGTTCGTTTTTTCTCACCAATACACCGTTGGCAAGGAGATTTTCTGTAGCAATACGGATATAATTACTTCCCTCTGAAGCTACCCCTACTCTAGATGTAAAAGAGCCAATAGACTGACCCAGTTCAGACACTAAGGCCGCTTCTTCCGGAGACAGTGAGTTAGCTACTCTTAATCCATTCGCTATTCGAGAATTCCCTATACCAGGTGACTCTGCGATGCTAATTGACCGGACGTCAGAGTTATTTATTAACCCTACAAATCCACTGAACTTTTTATTCTGAACATTTATTAAATCTCTATAAGGAGACAAGTCTGAGGTACTATGATCCTTCGATCGGTTGAATATAAGAGCAGACAGTTTCAATATTTCAGACAATCTCTCGAGCTGATCTGTTAGATCTAGAATCAGTGTGAAATTCTCAGCCGATTTATTGACTAGTTGGCCAGAGTTCCTATAGGAAGAAAGGGTGTACAGTAATCCGAACACACTACAGTACCTTAATAGAGAAGTCATACGGCCACCCTTTACCCCATTTAAGATCTGCCCAAGTGGAGAATAGGGGCTCGGATTGTTTAGAGCTGAATAGAGTTCGTTAGGTATTATACCTTCCGCTCTTTCATATAGGCCGGAGATATCTTTGCCTACATTTCCAGAAGACTTGGATATCAGATCGTTCCATAGAGATTTTTCAGACTCGTACACATCTGCGGGCATTGTAACCATCTGGGAGATCATTCCAGACAACAGAGATATTTCTGACTTATCTTTAATTATATTTTCTATGCCATTTTCAAACAGGAAAGTTATTGATTCAAATAGGTTCAGGTTGTTACCCTTTAATATGGAGTCGTAGTAGACAAGCTGGTCAGGGTTAATCGAATAAGTCAGAGGAATTAAGTACCCTATTAGCTTAGAATACTGACTTTCAGTAAATTTAGACGCTTGAGATTTATTGATCTCTAGGAATTTTAAAAACCTTAAAATAGACTCATTATCATCTACTCCATACAAATAATTAATATACCTATCTATAGCTTCCTGCCCACCATACTCATAGAGCAGTTTAGTTAAGTCGTAAGCACGAAAGAAGGAGATGACGTCAGACGAATCTGTAAGAGGTGCAAATTTATCTACAAGCTCTGAAAAACTAGATACAGATAGTATATCTTGAATCTCTGTATTATTGAACCCAATTCTCCTTAGGTTCTTTTCTATCTCTTTTTTATCTGGTTCGTAGTAAGTTAACTCTAGAGAGGGGACATACTCTCCGGGCTTAAATCCCACTGATCTTAGGACCGATGAAATTTCATTAACCTTTTCTGAAAGGACTTGGAATTGTTCTCCATACAAGCTTAGGTCGGGGCTGTAACCTAAAAGCGCATACAAGGATTTATTATAATCAAGTAGTTCTTTGACCGAACCAGTAATTCCTGTGTAACGTTCCCTTATGTCAGAAGACTTGGGGAAGACTTTTGACAACAAGTCTAGATGTATTTTAACATCGCCAATACCTCCAGGCGGTCTATTTAATATCGACCTGATGTAATCTCCTACCTGAAGACAGGAGAGGTACAGGGACTCTAGGGATAAAGACAAAAAATCGGAGTTAGGTTCAAACTCATACACGTACCTGTTATCTATCCCGTTTGCAAACTTTTTTGCCACCGGATTAATGTTTGTTGTATTTTGGTTCCCGGATCTGGTAGAAAAAATTGGTTCGAGGAATTTAAGTCCTGCTATTCGAGACTCTAAAGTTTTCTGTTTATAAATAGATTGGAAATTACCAAACTCGGAACTTAAAACACCTAGGGGTAGATTTTTACCATAGCACATGGCCATCATGTACTCGTAGTACATTGAATAATAGGTGATAGAGCTGGCTAATGACCCCTGATAAGACCCGAACCTTAGGTAAAATTCATACAGGTCGGAGATAGAACTGTATATCTTTTTACCCTCCCCAGCAAAAGTAGCTGTAAGTAGGTCAGTTTCTACTTCGCTGGGGGGTTCCACATCTATCTTCGAATCTGAAATAATTGAGTTAATGTCTACAGCAGAGTCGGAGATGGCCTTTTTAACTTGCTTTACTTTTTCAGTAAACACTGCTTCGTAGCTTCTTTTTAATCGGCTAGGTCTGAAAAAACTGGAATTTTCTGGTCTATTAATCTTTAACAGTCTCGATCTAGTGGTACCTAAATTTATCAGTTTTTCAGAGTCAGCATACTGATCAATGGTACCTAGAAACTCTGATATATTATCACCCAAAAGAAGATTTACATCAGAGATGTTCTCTTCTAAGAGAGATTCGTATTTCTTGAATTCCCTTAAAACTCTCGGGTCCTTGTAGCCAGACTCATCAATTTCTCTGTAAAGACTTTCGGCTACAGATTTAAATAAAGCTATAGCTAGCTCTTGATCAATCCCTAGTACAAAAACCCCGGAGATTAATTGATCCCTCAGAGGAGACAGTGTAACAATTTCTTCAGATTCTATTCTGGAGTTAATAGACAGAAGTAATTCTATTGCTATCTCAGAAAATTTTAACTTATCCTGATCAATAAGATACCCTGGATACCCATCGATACCTCTAGTAACAATGATGCCAATCCTTTCAGTAACTAATCTATTGATCTCAGACACAAGATTTTATGCTATAATTTTACTGCTAATTAGCTTTCAACCGATGTCTTACCAGATCGCCCTGATTTTTACAGAAAATTCCAAATCCGAAAGAGATTTGGGAAAAATGATCGATCACCTAGACTCTGAGCTATCCAGAGTCCCTGGTGTTGAAGTGAGTCAACTGGTCCTGGACCCTTCTAAGGTCTTCACCCCCTTGACAAGCTACGACCACCTTGTATTCTGTGGTTACGATCACACAACTCTGGCCTCCCTCCACTACTCCATGGAAGTAGTTTCTGAGAAGGTTAGGATCGTTATGTATGATGAGCCGGGAGCGTCTATTGATCGAGAGTTAAATTCCCTATTTTTCAGAGGAATTGATATGGGGAGGATACCCGGATCTTCTTCAACCCGAATCATTTACTCTTGGTCTTATAAAGATATCTTGGCCATATCTAGTCAAGACGTGTTAAAATTAAAGGATGGATCAGGACACCCTGGAGCAGTTAAAAAACCTGGCAAGTCTAAATCTCCCTCCCGATCTAGTTCGAGAAATACTAGAACACGACAAGTGGAAAGTCAGGGAGAGACACAGGCACGAGAGGGAGATGAAACTCCTAGAGATCCCGGAGAAGAGAAGACAGATACGTGATACCTTTAATCACGACACCTCATATGGTCAGTGTGGAGATGAGCATGAGGGACTAATAGCTAAGTCAGTGGTAACAGAGGGGGCATTAGCAATGTCCAAGAAGTTAGAAAATCCAGATAATCTCCCCCTTCCTCTGCTCTCTCTCCTCATTACCATATCTTGGTGTGGAGAAAGGGCAGCCAGGTGGCCCAAGGCCAAGGATAAAGACTCTCTGAACTTACTGGTCAACGACCTAAATCGAATGAGGAAAAAATATGGTGAAAGCACATTAGAGAGTTGCATGAGGCTTCTTTCTAAATCTCTAGACATATGGAATACATCTATTATTGAGGATATTCTGATCCCAGAAAGCCCTCTATATAAAGAGTTGCTTAAATCCTACCCATTTATAAATAGACAAAGTTTCGAAGAGTGCTATAATAGGCACAATGGCAATTTTGTCTCTGCAGCTCTACATATTTTACGTAAAGAGTTCAGAAACAATCCACCAACCGAGTTATCAGACGTTAAAGGCTGGAAACAGAGGTGGCAACAGTATCTACCGGAGTACTTAAAACTATGGCAAGAAGACCTCAAAGAGATAAAGAGAAGAGCGAAGGTGTAAATGTACTCACCAGTGCTGATTTTGGTGTTTACATAGAAGGTGCAGAAAAAACTATAGAAATGTATGAGAGGGGAGAGATAAGCAGAGAAGATCTGTACTCTACAATTCTAGATTTAGAGATTGTATATAAGAGCAAGGATTAAAAATTAGTTGAAAGCTAGGGAGAAGAGTGACTTATAGCCGTATGGCAGATGATACTACTGATAAGAAGCGTATTGTAAAAACAGGGTACAACGACCGCTTATACAACCTAGGACTAAGACAAGGTTCTTTAGCCGGATATGTAGGAGACCCTTACCAGTTTAACGGAGTTCCTACCGTATCCGGTTATACCATACTGACAAGGCGTGATGATATACTCATCACCGAAGGCGGAGCTGGACCGAGAGCGGTCGAGCATTACATCCGGCTATTCAACGATAGCGCGGTTATCAGTGCTTGGGAAAAGTTAGTCGGTGAAATTATAGCCAGAAAGTGGGAAGTATTTCCTGCTTCTGATAGTGATAAAGACGAAGAAGTAGCTGAATTTGTTCGTCAATCGCTTTATCATATGGGTAGCAATAGCGTTCAGAGTCGTGGCCGTGACATGCTCGTTACGGCTAATTCGGGCTTTGATGCATTTATTCGTGGTATGTGCGAATCTTTGATCCTGGGGATCAGTATCGGAGAAATTTGCTGGGTAAGGCAGGGGTCCTATGTAGTACCTTCAGAGGTTAAAATAAGAGATCCTAGACGCTTTCAATTTGTACTTAATACGGACGGATCTGTAAGCCCCCGACTAGTTACTAATCAATCCCCTGTCGAGGGGTTGCCAATACCCCTTAGATCGATGATAATTCATCGTCATTGGGCTTACAGCAGCACGATGGACCCTTATGGTACGGGTCTAGGCAGACAAATCTATTCCTTAGTAGAGTTTCGCCGAACTCTAATGTCTTTCTGGCTCCAGTATGCCGATAAACACACTACTCCCACTGCGGTAGGTAAATTTACTCTAGGGACACCTGATAAAGAGGTGAACTCTCTATTCACCGCTTTGCAAAGGTTGGGTCAAGAGACTGCCATAACTATCCCGGACGAGATGAGTATAGAATTCCTTAAGCCTGAAGGCAGACCGGAGCTATACGAGAACTTGATTACATACATAGACCAGCAGATTAGTTTTCTTATAAACGGAGAAAATACGGTAGGACAGGATACTGGCAGTACCGGTTCATATGCTCGTGACTCTGTAGCTGACTCGGTTAGAATGAGAAAAGCAAAGAGTTTCTCAGAAGAACTCGACGAGACATTGAATGCCACGTTGATACGCTGGCTTACGGAGTTAAATTACCCCGGAGCATCGATACCCCGGATTCGCCGTAACTTTGACGACTTAGAGCAGAGAGAGGATCCCGTTAAGACTGTACAGATGCTAACTCAGCTTCAAGCTATCGGATACAGTGTTAGCGATCTTGACTGGATTAGGGATAAATTGGAAATCCCATCTCTCGAGAAGATGGATATGTCGGAGATGGGCATGCCAGGTATGGCTGAACAGCAGTCTATGGAGGCTGGAGAAAGTGACACACCGGTCTTGGGAGAGCGTGCTATCGGCCAGATGCTATCCAACCAGACACCCATATCCACTGAAAACCTCGACTTCACAGAATTCGATGAAGACGGCGATCTCAAAGATCAGACTACTCGGGATAAAGTTGCCAAGAGGATCTCAGAGCGGTTCTCGCAAGGAGGTATGGACGAGATTGGCTGGGAACGCCTTGCTACGGGGGTTAGCGACAGTGATGCGGAGACTTCTAGGGTAGTGATAGATGAATATACTAGCCCGGGTGATATTATTTTCGTTGCAAAACGACTCCTCGACGAGATCAGAACTATTCCTTTCCGCTTCTTGCCCCCCGAACATGACAAACTACGCCGAGATATGGTTGAATACGAGGGCGTATTACTAAAAGAGGAGCAGTTGTCTCCCGATCAGGTTAAAGATCTTATTAATACTTACTCTCTAGCTTATAGACTTAATAGGAAATTTATTCACAAGGAATGCGTTGTTTTAAATCCTGAAGAAACGGGCTATTGGTCTTATTTTTCACCTTACTTTATGTAATCTTCACTCAACGGGGGGTCAGGGTGTTGAAAGCTTTGTAGGACAACACATACAGTGATCTCTGACCATGATTCAAATACGTCCGGCCTCACAAAGCCAATTTTACGTCCAGGCTAGCCCTTGGTCCCATTACTTCACTTCATTCAGCGGTATTAAAGACACCGCTGCTACTGCTCAATACGCCGATGGCATCCGTCAGCGGGTCTACAATGTCAAAGGCCCCAAGACTCTTACAGAGATGACTATAGCCACCCCCTTCGACCCCATTCAGCACGCAGATATCCTAGACTTCTGGAAATCTCATGGCTGCGAATTCATCACTGTCACCGTCACCCCTGTGACCTGTGGCGAAGACCCTCAGCCCCTCGGCTCTAGAACCATTATTCTCCCTGATGCTCAACTGACTTCGGTAAACTTCGGCGCTGTGGATCGTACCAGTGGTAACCCCAGCACTGTAGAAGTCACCATGGTGTCTGATAACTTCCTCTATAACTGATAAGCCTCGTGGCCGCCAGATCGTTTAATGCGTTACCTCGAAGCTGTTTTACCCATGAACAGTTGCAAGCTTTGGCGGCTAAAGGGGTTACTGAGTCTGATCTTTCCGATCAGAGGTGTGTAGATAACACTTGTGGCAAGAGTGTTGAGGAGATATTGCAGAAATATCCTCGTTTTTATGACGAGAGGGCAGGAATATACACAGAGTGGGGAGACATCGACTTGCCATGGGACGAAGTAAACACTTTAGACGGTGTCTGGCAAGTAGCTGAGTATACAGACAGTAACAGTTATGTCGTCGGGGACGAGGTGGTACGGATTGAAGATGACGGCTATAAGCTCGTGGTCTACGTTGCCACCTCTAATGTTCCCGTGCCAGCGGGGAGCTTTAATCCGGCCCTGTGGTCGGAGATATGCCACATCAAGACATCTGAGCCTTTGGGGCTTCCTGAGGTATCAGAATTACTTGAAAGATACGAATACTACGACCCGAAAAAGTATCAGACCACATGGTCTGAGGCTGGAGAAGAGTGGAATGTAGACCTGAATAGCGATGAGTGGGGGGATTACAAGATCGAGAAACAGTATTTTTATCGAGCCTCTGACGTCGTTTTATATGACACCAGGTGTGAAACACATACCTGCGCATATGTGGCTACTCAGGACATGCCAGCCAACAACGAATTGGTTGCTCCCGGACCCCCTCCTTCCGATTATTGGCAGAAACTTTACTGCGTTAAGAACGGTAAAGAGGATAAATGCAAGAAGAAAACGGTATGTGATCAGCCAAACCGTGAGATTGTATCTTTGTCATCCGGAGACAATGATTTAATTTGTGTCCCCGTTGAAGTCAGAGCAGGGAAATAATTAAGAATAGCAGCTAATAATTGCTGGTGCCATACTGGTGAGTTTCTTTTCTGAAACTAATGTAGAAAGTCTCGTTAAAGTCTTGAAGATAATTTTTCTATAAGATCTAACATCTTTTTTAGAAAATCTTTAGGTACTTTCCCTTGCAAATCTATACTAGCTGTTTCTGGATCTTTTGGCCATCCGGAACTTACATAAGATACGAACTCTTTGAGCTCTTCAACTTCCATGTAGCGACCAGGCAATAAGTACCAAGTCTCTACAGTACACACCAGAATATCTCCACTAGTCAGGATTACAATGTCCCCTTCGGAACAATCCTCCCTTCTGGGCATATCAGTTATTCTTTTTCTCAAGATATAGATATCAGGGATTAGCATTGGTAAAAAGTGGGTAGGGTAGAGGGAGGAGAAATAATTTCCTCCCTCTATTGGATTAGAACTCTTCTTTCTTTTCTTCCTCCTCTTCTACACCCTTTTCAGGAAAAACAAGATCCAGGGCCATCTCGAGTTGAGATGCCACTAAGTTCATCAGATAAGGGTTTTTAGTGAGCTTAGAGTCAGCATAAGCGTCTACAAGCTGAGCCAGGGTGCGTTTATCCATAGGAAATTTTGACGATAGAGAGGTAAAGGTCCGAAATTTCGAACTACTTGAATAGTGTAGCACAGAATCGTTTCGTTGAAAGCTAAGTATACGGTTCTTTTCATTCTTATGGCTAGTAACATCAAAGACTTCGAGATTTCGAAGACATTCAGCAATGTTGTGTTAACAACAGTCACTGGTCAACCTGACACTGATGGCGTACCTACCCAGTTTCTCCCTAACCAGCGTACTGGTAACACTTCTCTTAGAGATCAGGGCAGGTTGCAAGATGGCTTTGGGTCCGAAATTCCACTCGTACTCTCTAGAAATCTTATCGAAGTAGAAACCAAGCCTACCAGTGCTTACTCTGTCATGCGCCGAGTCGATGCTACATCGTTACAAGCCAGAATGTTTATTAATAATCTGATCTGGAACTAATTAGTCACCATGTTACTCCCATCAAACGCCTCTACAAATACGCTAGCATCTCCTATTAACGATGAGAACGCGTCAGCAAATCTGATGATAGATGTTCCTGTTTCTGCGGGGACTCAATACGATTATCAGAAAAATTTTGCTCTGGTTACTTCTTTGCTACTGTGTAATAAAACTGCTAGTAACATCTCTGTTTCTGCAAAAATTGTAAACGGAATAACCAGTGCCGTTATTTTGAACGGTATTAATTTGCCTCCTAATATTTCCTACGATGTAATTAGTGGAAATAAAATAACTCTAAAGGAGGGTGATAAACTTTATGTCTGGCACAATAGTTCTCTAACTAACGCCCTAGACGTAGTTGCTTCTTATACCCTGCATAGACCCCTATCTACTTATGATATTTGAATCAGTTTACAAAATTGACGGTAGGTTTCCAGACCCACACGAAGTCAAAAGCCTCTTAAAAAAGATGTCTGATGATCCTTCCAGGGAGATGGAGTATAAAAGATCCTTAAAAGAAGTAAAAGAAGCCGGAATGTCAAATCACCCTCTATTGGGTCAGTTTTTCGTTGAAAGCTAGATTAGGAGATACAAAACAATGCGTTACATACCACAGTTAACTTCGGAGACAATAGTTCAAGTCCCTGAAGACAAAAATGCTTATATTAACGTAAGAAGTATTGGTGCTAGCGGACGGGGAGAACTAGAATTTTCCGGGACAGTTACAGACATAACTAACGGCATAGTTACTATCGGAAGTATTACAGACGGGCAAGGAAGTTCTATATACCAATACGGAGATCTACTCAAAACGAATGTAGATATACAAGTCTTTGGCTACAGTACTAATACGGCTCTGGAAAACCCTAACATTACCGTATCCTCCCACGAGATCTCAGGTAAAATAGATTTTTCTGATTCACAGTTAGTAAACCCTAGTCTAGCTACACTGACTTACTATATCTTCGGATACAATGCTGAAACAGGTTATTTACCAAGCTACCTGGAGACTAGACAGATAGGTACAAAGATAATTGACCCGGATCAGTGGAATACTAGCCAGTATGTTAGGCTAACTTTTAGCCGAACTAGTCAATCAGTACTCCCTGTAATCTATCGAGTTTGGGGGAACCGGGTTGATTTTCTTGGTGTTATTGGAAACAACAAGATTGGCTACCCCGGCTCTTCTAGTGTGAGTTTCTCCGACCTCGGGGATACTGAAATCTCTTCTTGGCAGACCGACTCAGAGCTCCCCTCTTTCATGTCAGACATCTTCTCTGTTGGTGGAGGGCAAGTATCTTTGATTAAAAAGATAACAGCCAAGGAATTACTAAAAATTCAGCCTATCCCGCAAGGTAGTCAGCCCAGCTACATCCAATGCACAGGTATATCGGCAGGGAGTGGACTACAGAGCGGGGATACCGTTAAGTTTAGTATTGACGACACTCAGTATATCCGTTTGGCCATAAGCACTGCTGCTACAAGCTCCATTAAAGAAATATTTTTGCCTGCAGGAGTCTACAACATAAGAGACTCATTTTTTACTAATTCAATTCAGACAAATTATTCTAATATTTCTTTGCGAGGTGTAGGAGATGGCTCAGTTATAAAAAGACTTCCCTCCACAGTCCCTAATTCATCTAATCCTGGACTACTTAATTTTACCGGCTTAAGCCAAAATCCCAGGGTATCAGGCATACGTATTCGTTCTATATCTTTGGACGGAAATAGCAAAAATGTCTTTTCTCTTGTATCTCCAATAGAGTCTGAAGTAGGACTTAAAATTCGTTACGCCGACAATGTCGTTATATCCGACTGCACAGTGGTAAACTCTGGTGGAGGTGGAATTAAGGTAGAAAATAGTTCAGGGGTATCAATTAATACTAACAAGGTATTAAGAACTGGACGTAGATATGAGCAAGAGGTTTCACCCCTCGTGGTCGATACTAGTGAAAACCTTGTTATCCAGGGTAATATTTTCGAGTTCGCTACATCAAGCCCGAAAATTATTAGTACGGATTACAGTAC